TGGCAAAAATGTATGTCCTTTTAATTAAGGATTTTTCTCCTTCTTCGCCTTTTCACGGGGTTTATCCAGTAATAAGAACAAAATTTTACCGTCATCGGAGATAATAGCCACATAACTATGAAGTTCTTTTCCCCATTCACATTCACGAGGTTTATCCAGTAATAACTGTAAAAACATCCAATTGGAGATAATGGTTTTCGTCATGGTTGCCATGAAGCAGTTTTCCTCATTTATATTCCACTCTAAATAAGGAGGTAAAAATAATGATAACAGGAACAAAACAACAAGAAGCGATTTGGCATGAACTTGCCAATGGGAAAGGAGATGTAATTGTTAATGCTGGTGCTGGAACTGGTAAAACTTTTACAATCGTAGAAGGAGGAAATAGAGCAAATGGAAATAATATGGCTTTTCTTTGTTTTAACAAGTCTATTGCGACGGAACTTGCAGAAAGACTCCCAGAAGGAGTTGAAGCGAAAACATTTCATGCATTAGGCTTTGCTGCAATTCGTTCAGCAGGAATCCGAACAAAAGTAAATAATTGGAAAGTAAAGAACTTTATCAATGATATTCTAGGTAAAGATTATCAAGATACTTCTCAACTTTGTAAATTGATTAGTTTGGTTAAAGGTTCTTTGGTTGATGGAAATGACCGTAAGAGCATTCTTCAAATCATTGATGCTTATAATATCAACTTTAATTCTAGTCGAGAAGAAGAAATGGCATTGAACAATATTCCAGTTCTTCTTGAGATGTGTAAACAAAACACTAGTATGATTGATTTTGATGATATGATTTGGCTACCCATTGTAAAGCGTGGTCGAGAAGTCAAGGAATTTTCTTTGTCTTTGACATGGCGATGTCCAAAATCAGTCGTAAAAGAAGCCAATCGTTTCGTCGCTGACTTTGATTGTAAAGAAGATGCCATCGAAGGTAAAGTTGTAGAAAAAGCACCGTTTAATCCTGAAGAGGGAGATATGGTTCTATGTAGATACAATGCTCCTTTGGTGAGCGCATTCTACGAATTAATTATGCAAGGTAAATCTGCGTATGTTCTTGGTCGAGATATGACAAAAGGACTCGTTAATGCAGTAAACAAGATTACTAAGAACAATAATATGGGTTCTGATGAATTCTTGGAACTACTTGAAGTTGATTTTAGATATAACTACGACCGTTTGATTAGTCTTGATAAGACAAATCAAGCCCATTCTCTTGAAGATAAATACGAATGTATTCGCATTTTTGCAACAAAAGCATCAACCGTTGGTGGTATTATTGCAGAAATTAAGCGTGTTTTCGATGGTAATGAAAAGGGAGAGATTATGCTTTCGACTGTTCACAAGGCTAAGGGTCTTGAGGCAGATAATGTTTATATTCTTGCAACAGAACGTATGCCACATCCAAAGGCTACTGATATGCGAGAAGAGATGAACATTTGTTATGTGGCTATTACAAGAGCAAAGAAGAATTTGTATTATTGTGGGCCAAAACCAGCACAATGAGGTGAAAAAATGAACAAAAGAATATACGAAATAATTAATGAAGTTAAGGTAGTCAATACCTTGAAAGTAATTGATATGGAAGAAGCACAACGATTGAGAATGAAATTAAATTCATGGAATGTTTTCATGTTTGCTGAACATGAAGGAGAAACATATGTGTTTAGTTTCGACCCAACATCTGCTTCTGATATTGACGAAGATGTAACAAATCTACATGAAGAATGGACATGGATGATTAATCGAGGTGAAGAAGAATGAATAGTTATTTAGAAATATTTAAACAAATAAAGTATGCATCAATGCGAGATGACCTTGAAGAGATAATGGAAGATATGTTGAGCATTATTGCTAAAGATAGAGGTAATAATTATGTTATTTCTCTTCTCGGAGATTATCTTCAATCATTGGAGGAACGAATATGTTAAAAGATAGATTTGTAAATATAATAGAAATGAAGTGTGAATGCGGAATTAGCGTAAAATACGATGGTGATTGTAGCGTAAGTTTCGTTGATGCATGGAGAACAAAAGAACATCTTTGTGAGTGTGAAAAGAATGAAGTGTGAACATAAGGAATTTATTTACATTGAAGAGGACTTTGAAGAAGGAATTATGTATTGTGAATGTCTTGATTGTGGAAAACAATTCAAAAAGACAATTCTATGTAGGTGATAATATGGGTAAAATGAGTCAATTAGCCGCCATGTTAGATGATGGTGCATCAGCAAAACAAGTCGCAGATTGGATTTTTAGTCTAAAGGTTCAACGTGGTGAAAACATTAATGAAACTACTTACGATAAATGTATGGAAACTGCAAAGATGTTTATTCAACAAGATGAGGTGAAAAGAAATGTTCGAGAAGGAATGGAATAAATTAGCAAAAGAAGTTTACAAAAACGCAGTTAATCACGGATTCTGGAAAGATGAAGTGAATGATGGCGAAAGAATGGCTTTAATTCATGCTGAAATAAGCGAAGCATTAGAGGCTTTGCGTGAAGGTAATCCTTCCTCAAATAAGATTATTGAGTTTAGTAATCTTGAAGAAGAACTCGCTGATGCAGTTATCCGTATTATGGATTATGCATTTGGTAAAGATTTAGATATTGCAGGTGCTATACTTGCAAAGGTTGAATATAATCAAAGCCGTGAATTTATGCATGGTAAATCGTTTTGAGGTGAAATTATGGATGATTCAAAATATAATAATGATGCAGAATATCTATTGAATATGATACAAACATTTCATTCTGTATTGTTAGAAAATAAGGACAAACCTGTTCGTAAGTTAATAGAAGCATATGAACAGTATTTCAAATTCCAGTTAGATAAAAAAGGTTAGTTCGTCATACCTGCTCCATCTAACAGGATAGGAGGTTTAAAAGGTAAAAATGCTCATTTCGTTCGTTGAGTGTTTTCCTCCACTTTAGGGGTTTATCCAGTAATAACGACAAAACAATCTTCAATGGAGATAGTGGTCATTGTTTCTATGAAGTCGTTTCCCCGCCCTATGGTGATAATTATGTTAAAATGGTTAAATAATATACTAAGCAAAGAAATATTCACAAGGAAACCCAAGATAAGATGTCATGTGTGTTTCCTTCCAGCAACTCATAATCTGAGAATAATCAGTAGTGAGTTTGATTCTCATGAAGAATCAGAAATTATAATAACAATATGTAGTGGTTGTAATGAAGAAATATATGAAAGATATAATTCCTAAGATGAATCATAGGTTGTATAAATCTGAGTTTCTGAATAGGACAATTGAATATGAAAATAAAAGGACACAAAAATACCAAGAGTATTTGGGCTTAGGAATGCGCCCATATCAAGCATACCAAAAATCAAAGAAGGTGAAAATATGAATAAAGAAGTAATTAGTGAAATGCACAAACTATTGAATCTAATTTGTAGATTTCTACAAACTAGAGATGAAGGAGATGAACACTACAAAGTGTTATTTAATCTCGTTTATTTCCAATGTCGAGATTACATGAAATTAGTCGAAGAAACAGTTCGCAAAATAAATTCGGGTGAGGAAGAATGAATAAAATAATTGAATTTATGCGTAAGAATTACAAAGGATATAATGGCTCAAGTCGAGAAATTGGATGGTATATGTGCATTCCAATGCAAGTTATTGCTGAAACATTTGGTATGACTTTAGACCAATTAGGCCAACAAACGTGGTATTGGAAAGGTGAAGAAGATAAAGACTTAAACTGCCCTCATTGTGGAACTTATCTTATCAAGAGTTCTCTTTCTGGTATGGATGAATTTCATTGTGAATTTATTAATTGCGGTTGGTCTGGTTCTTTTGAGGAAATTATGAGAATAAATAAGGAGAGAGAAGAATGAGAATTCCTGAAAGTATTTACATGAAGGCTATGCAAGAATATGCAAACCAAGAAGAACTTGACAGAAAAATTGATGAAGAAATGGATGATGTTTTTGATGCTTTAATCGAACATCTTAATCCTAAAATCAATGATTACTGGCGAGAAGCAGTATTCTTTATTAATTTAGGAAGAAAGTGCATACGACAGGCACGTGAACAACAACAGGATATGCAAACAGTATTTCGTGTTTTTGAACAACTTTATCCAGACGCACTTAATGAATTGAATCTAGCAATTCAAAAAAGGGTAATAATTAGAAATAATGCCCGTCGTGAACTTATGAAAATGAAAGAACAATGGAGGAATGAAGAATGAATATTTTTGCAGTATCAAGAAATCCAATCGAATCAGCACAACAGATGATTGACAAACATATTGTCAAGATGCCAACAGAAACTTGTCAAATGCTACACACTAACGCATTGTATTTTCAATACGTTCAAGTATATGATAAAGAACCTACTTTGGCAGAACTGAAGGCTTTTCACAAGCAAACCGATTCGCAAATGATGAAACCTGCTATGCTAAACCACCCTTCAACGATATGGGCGAGGCAAAGTCAAGACAATTTCAATTGGCTTTATATGCATGGTTATGAACTTTGCAAAGAATTTACTTTCAGATATGGCAAAGAACATGGTTCTTATCAAAGGATTCTAAATACAGAAATACCTGAAGATTATGAAACTAGTTGGGCTTTTCCAGTCAAAGGTTTAACTCCTGTATCTATTGCTATGGATGACAAGTATCGAATCGAAAACGTATATGATAACGAATGGGATTTTGTAACAGAATCTTATCGTCATTATTACATCAAAGGAAAATGGCGTTTCGCTGAATGGCGAAAGCGTGGAAGACCAGAATGGTTTTCACTACAAATACAAATGGAACAATGGAGGTTAAATAATGTTTAATAACGTAGAACAAAAGACAATTGAAATATTGAAGAAACAACATGGTTTATCATGTGATATAGTTGAGCCAATGGTAAAGGAACTAGCATTAGCAACTGCAAATGATTATTTGCAAACTGCATATGAAATGTTTCTGGAAAATCCTAGCACAACTAATTACAACTACATGATTTCAACAATGTTAGTTTATCAATATTGGAATCAAAAACAAACAAAGGAATTCTCGATTACGGAGGATTTCTGATGGTCTGTGAAGAATGTAATGGTAAAGGTTTCATTACAGAAGCCGACTATAACCACGACGTAGTGGTGCGCTCTCCGTGTATGTCATGCAAACATGAGGAATTATACCTACAAGGTCTTGAAACTCAAGTAAGGATGGTTTTCGAGAACGTAAGCCGACAAAAACTTATTGATGTAGTGGCTACTGCGATTGTTAGGGAGAATGCGGATTCGACAGACCGTTTAGAGGATTTAATTCATACCAAAAATATACCAGCATTATTGGCATATATTGGTTGAATACTTGGGCATATGGTGTAATGGATAGCATTTTGGCCTTCTAAGCCGAAGATACGGGTTCGATTCCTGTTATGCCCGCCAATTTTTAAAAAAAGGAGAAATGATTATGACAGTAATACAACAGAAAAAACCAGTAGAATTCAAAGTAGTAGATGATGAGCAATTGCCTCCAATCGTTATTACTATGAACAAAGATGATGAACCAAAGGTCATCGTAAATACATATCACCGAATTTGGATTTCGTTAAATCGAAAACTAATAGGTGGTATTATTGACGTATTACCTGAAAAGATGGATATGATTTTATCTGCCTATCTTACAGAACAACGTCAATATGAAAAAATGGATAAGGAGATGGCTTGATTGAGTCGTCTTATAAAAGGACAGAACAAAGACAAAACAACGAAGTGATAATATGATTAGTTTGACAATTATGAATGAAACAGGACACACGGAATTAACTCTTGACGTACAAGGCGTTATTGAGCAAATAAACACACACCCTACGCATTGGGTTTTTATTGATGGTGAATTGACATCAAGAGAACAAATTGCTGAAATTGCATGGGATGACATTGACGCAGTAATGTTAAGCCCTGCGATTGTCGGTGGAAACATTTGAGATTACAAGTAATCTTTATGTTCTCCCTCTTGATGGGGAGAGTTGGGCGCAAAAAAGGATGCTCGGCTCTCCCCTTGTGGTGGTGTGTAACGGATGGATTTGAAATATTTTATAGGACTTGAGGCATTTGATTTAATCATGAGAGATAAGGGTTGGACTCTCAGCGAAACGAAAAAAATCAATAATAATGTCTGCATCAAACCCGATTTTTATGAAAGCGGTTTTATTATCGCTAAGACTCCCAAAGCAAAAATAATTTGCGTTGGCGATACTATCGTATTCTACAATAATAAAGAATATACTTCAATTGATTCTCTCATTGAAGATAATGGCGATAATGCGATAGATGATTTTTCTTCATGGGAATTTAGAGAAGAAAAAGAATGGGTTGTTTACAAACATGGAACAGAATGGACATTCTCGTTTACAACCTTAAATAAATTCCCAAAGACAACAAAACTAAGGTGTTAATTATGAATACAGAACAACAGATTTTATCAGATATTACTGTGCATATGAAGTATGCACGATATGAAGAAGAACTACAACGAAGAGAAACATGGACAGAAATAGTTCAAAGAAATATGGATATGCACATTAAAAAATATCCAGAACTTTCTGAAGAAATTGAAGAAGTTTATGAAAACTTTGTAAAGACGAAGAAAGTATTACCTTCTATGCGTTCTATGCAGTTTGGCGGTAAACCAATTGAAATCTCTCCAAATAGAGTTTACAATTGTGCTTATCTACCAATAGATTCTATTACTTCCTTTTCGGAAAGTATGTTTCTTTTGCTAGGAGGAACAGGTGTAGGTTATTCTGTTCAACGTCATCATATTGAAGAATTACCAGAAATTGTTCAACCTAATCCAAATAGAACACGCAGATATTTAATTGCGGATTCAATTGAAGGTTGGGCTGATTCAGTAAAGGTTCTTCTTGAATGTTATACGGGTATTCGTTCTTCTTCACCAGTTTTTGATTATTCAGATATTAGACCAAAAGGTTCAATATTAAGAACTAGTGGTGGAAAAGCGCCAGGTTTTCAGCCATTAAGAGAATGTTTAGTTAAAATTGAAGGTATTCTTCAAAATATTCCTATTGGTGAAAAATTGAAATCAATTCAAGTTCATGATATTATGTGTCATTTAGCCGATGCAGTATTAGCGGGTGGAATTCGTAGAGCCGCCATGATTAGTTTGTTTAGTGCTGATGATACTGATATGATTGCTTGTAAATCTGGTAATTGGTGGGAAAATAATGCTCAACGTGGTAGAGCAAACAATTCAGCAGTTATTCTTCGACATAGAGTAACAAAAGAATTCTTTCTACAACTTTGGGAAAGAATTCATGCGAGTAATAGCGGAGAACCTGGAATTTATTTCAGTAATGACAAGGATTGGGGAACAAACCCATGTTGTGAAATTGCGCTAAGACCTTATCAATTCTGCAATTTAACAGAAGTAAATGCATCAGATGTAGAAGACCAATTTGATTTAGAATCAAGAGTAAAGGCTGCTTCATTCTTAGGAACATTACAAGCAGGTTATACTGATTTTCATTATCTAAGAGAAATATGGCAAAGAAATAGTGAGAAAGATTCTTTACTCGGTGTTTCTATGACAGGTATTGCATCTGGAGTCGTTGAAAAATTAGATTTGGAAATGGCTGCCTTTGCTGCCAAAATCGAAAATAAAAGAATCTCTAAGATTATTGGAATTAATGAAGCAAGTCGGGTAACTTGTGTAAAACCTGCGGGAACGACTTCTCTTGTATTAGGAACAAGTAGTGGTATTCATGCTTGGCATGATAAATATTATATTCGCAGAATACGTGTTGGAAAGAATGAAGCAATTTATTCTTATCTATTGAATAATCATCCAGAACTAGTCGAAGATGAATTCTTTAATCCAACGGAGCAAGCAGTAATTTCTATTCCTCAAAAATCTCCTTCTAATGCTATTATTCGGACAGAAAACGTATTCAATCTTTTGGAACGTGTAAAGAATTTTAGTATTCGTTGGGTTCGTGCAGGACATAATGATGGATTAAATACTCACAATGTTTCAGCAACTATTTCAATTAAAGAAGATGAATGGGGCGACGTTGGAGAATGGATGTGGATGAATCGACATTATTACAATGGTTTGTCAGTATTACCTTATGATGGTGGGACATATAAGCAAGCACCATTTGAAACAATTACTAAGAAACAATACGAAGAAATGATTAAGAATCTAACAAATATTGATTTGACTCAAGTAATTGAAAATCAAGATAATACAAATCTTTCTGGTGAATTAGCCTGTGCAGGTGGACAATGTGAAATCTAATTTTAGAGAAGTGAATAAGACTGATTATCCTACCTTTAGATTATATGCGGTGCATTTATCTAGAGCGTTAGATAATGAAAAATTTGATAGGCTTGTTCATACTCTAAATGTCTGTGATAAGATGAAAGAAGAAAAAGAAAAGAAAACTCGTTTGCTGAATTTTCTATACCATGTTGCGTTATGGGATGTAGAAGATGCAAAAGAAGTCGGTTTCGTAGAGTTTTTACAAAAGGATTTAATAGAAGTCAAAAGGCTTTTTGACTATATGGAAAAAAACAATAAAGAATATTTTAATACATTAATGAGGAATTACAATGAAAGAAAAGAATCCAGACTTTGTTAAAAGTCATAGAGCCTACGGTAAAAGAGTAGCAACTCGATGCCGAATTTGCGGGGGTCAATTATTGATTCCCGAAGAAATTAAAAGAGAAGTGCATGAATCCTGCGAAAGCAAGATTGATGACAATTTATTTATGATGTGATAATATGACAAAATACTCAATAACAATGTCATCACCTGATGACGAAAGAAAATTAAAACTTACTGAACTAATACTTTTAGATGGTAGAGAAGAAACAGTTAATCATGTTGCTTTAAGTTGGGATAATTTTCGATTTACTTCAACAGACCCGATTTTTTCATCTGCTAAAGATTTTTTCAAAAACGCTTTCAAAAAGCGAAGATATAATAGCAGAAGATATAGATGGAGTAGTAGTTCATTTAGAAATGACCCATACGGAAATGATTTTGATGTAAGTATGACAATTAAAGGATTACCAATTAGTGTTCAAAAAGAAAAGGCTAGAATTAATATCAATGGACATCATGTATCATTAGATACTATGTGTGGTGCATTAGCAAAAGTATTGGTTGTTAGTTTCCATGAAGATAATGTGATGAAATTATTCTCGACACTTAATTCATTTTTGAATATGCCCGAAAACATTCACTATGTTCTAGAAAATAAAGTTCCTTATTATTTCTATCAAGGAGGTCGTTATGGAGATAAGATTGAAGTTCGTTTGAACGTAAAACAAATCGGTGGCGATGATTTTGCATTAGAGATTAGTGATGGTGTCTGGGGAGAAATATCCACAGATGATTTAAATACATTCTGTAATACTTATCGCCA